GAATGAACTCAGCTATGTTAGCTACGTCAATAACAGTAGGTGCGGGTGATGCTCCAACGGGTGATCCAGCGGGATTCCATCCATTCTCAGGTATTTCATTATCCAGTGCAAATGCTTGATATCGGGCATCCCCATCAGAATTATTTATGGAGGCGACTCCGCCAAATCCTGGAATTAAGGTATAGGATATTGAATCGCCATTATATTTGGTATAATTTAACCCAAAGCCAATCTTTACGTACAAGCCATTAACATCTGATTCTCCAGCACCGAATACATAGAAGCTGTCCTCAGCGTAAGGAACAGTCTGGTTAGCTACGATTGTACGTGGCTCATTAGCCACCATATAGCGAGGCCAGCTCTCAGAGGTCTGATATGCCTCGTGAGCACGTCGATTCACGAACTGAAGGATCTGAGCCTTCTCTGGATCCGTAAGGCTTCCTGCCCCTATTAGGGCTGTTGTAAGTGCCAGTAAATCGTCGTATGACTTCGTCTGCATTAGATTTGATTAGGTGATAGTTCCGGGAACCGCTTGTTGTAATTCTTTAGGAACTCCTTCGAGTGAACCTCGTCGTGTCCGTATTTAGATGTCAGGCGGAAGAACTCACGCGCTGGCATTGTTGCAATCGGCTTACCCAGGGTCGGGTGCGTCTTGCCTTTTAATTCCGATGCCTCCTTGACTGCTTGTTGGTAGCGGTCCTTCTCGGTCGCCGCCTCCAGCTTGAAGCCATTCTTGATCTCGTTCATAAACGCACGATCAATCTCGCCATCGGTGTACTTCTTGATGTTGGGAATAACAATATCCATAAAAGAAAAGGGCGGGGGCATTCGCCCCCAACCCTTGATCAATTAGATTTAAGCGATTGCTGTAATCTTACCGTGAGCGGCTGGCTGGTAGACACCCAATGTAAGGGCGCAATCAACGTAACCGCGCTCACCACCACCTTGGTTAGGTAGACGAGTAGAACCCATAGGGATCAGTTCGTGTACACCGTAGTACTCAGGGTTGATGAGGTAGCCTGTGTCCTTGTTAGTTGTGTCAGGAGCACAGTCAGGGTTCATATTTACAACAGATACGATACCGTGATCGCTTTGGTAGAGGTCAACCGATACCTTGATGGTAGAGCTGCCGCCTTCGTAGTTCACGTTGCGGAGGTCGTTCTTACCAGTCTCAAGGACGCGAGCGAAGTCACTTACTTCACGGCGAAGAGCAGTGTCAGCGACCAACATAAGGTTGTTGCTTGAACCGTTCTCACGGAAGATCGAAGTGATCAAGTCGTTAAGAGTATCCTCGGAGAAGTCACCGGAAGTGTGCTCGCTGGATGCAGGAGTCTTGTAACCAGCAGGTACAAGAGCGTCAGCAGCAGCACTGTCGATGAAAGTACCAAGACCAGCCATACGATATGGAGTGTCAGTACCGTTCTCAGCTGTACGTGCTTGAGCACCGCAAAGAGTTGCCTCGATGTCGCGCTTCAACTCACGGATAGCTTTAGCTTCAGCTTGTGCAATCTTAGCAGGACCTACGCTGTCAACAGCTTCTTGCAGGTCAGAAACCTGGAAGTCACGGCGGAACTTTTGAACGTAGTTACCAAGACGAGCACGTCCAGAGAACTTGTCAGTGAATGTAGTAACGTCAGCACCTTCGCGGATACCAGCAGTGTCAGGAGCCGAAAGGCCATCAACAGTCCACTCTACGAAAGTAGCATTTGCTTTTGACTTATTCGCAGAAGAGAGAATTGGTGTCTCTTCAGGAGCAAGGATAGTGAGTACGTCGGTGAGGTCTTCGCGGTTAGAAACAGCGGAACCTGGATTAGTTGTGTCGTATGTATTTGAGAATGACATAATATTGTGTAATTAGTTGTTAATAAGTTTCGGAACTATCGTCCCATTTTGAATTTTCGGAGTTCTGCAAAATCGCGAGCACTACCCGACTCTCTGAACCTAGCTTCCAATTCCTTGATAGCTTTGGCTGTTCTTGTCGAAGTTTTCTCTGGTTTAGCCGAGGATGGTGTCCCTGTCTTTGACGGGTTAAGTACAGGTGATGTCTTCTTGCTCTCTACTGGCTTGCGCCCATAGATGCTGTTTGTAGCGTGAGCGAACCAATAATCCAATTGCGCTGCTACTTCGGGGGCTTCACGTTTGATAACTGTCTTTAGCTTCTTGAAACGCTCGTCGCCTACCGTAGCCTCGAATTGTTTGCGTAAGTCATTGTCCTCACCCTCTAGCCAACTTAGTTCTTTTCGAGCACGATCAGAGAAGGAATCAGCAAGCTGCTCTCCTTGAATCTGTGCTTGAACCTTGTTGAGCTGATCAGGGAGGAAAGTTTTCTGTGCTTTACGAGCCTTTAACAAAGCCTGCCGCACGTCCTTCTTAGTCCACTCCTTACCTTCAATCTCGGTTACTACATCATCTGCTGCGTAGCCATCACTCTCAAATAGAATATCCTCCGCCCACTCGACTACTTGCTCGACTTCCTGCGCCTTATCCTGCAACTTATCGACGGAGTCAAGGTTGCTGTAAGGGTTGTTGTCGACCTTCTTGGTCTCTAGTGGGTTGGGTTTTTCTTGTAGCTTGGCTTCCATCTGAGCAAGTCGTTCTTCGGCAGCTTTACGTTTTGCAGTCAATTCTCCGAATCGAGCTACAGCACGGCTACCTAACTTGTCAGCTAGTTCACGCAAATCATCCTCGGACATATCGTCCAGGTCCAACTGTGAAAGAACATCTTCGGATCCTTCAGTTTCCTTGGTTGCTTCCTCTTCGGTTTCCTCTGACTCAACTGATTCCTCAATCTCCTCTTCGGCTACCCCTTCGGTTACTTCCTCGGTTACTTCTGCTTCGGGTTCTGAATCACTCATCTCAGGGATATTTAGTCCTTGAGTTAGTCCTCCAAGCCTCCGGGCTGCAAGATCCGCGACGGATATATTAGTATTGTCCACTGAACTTTGGTCTGCCTCAGCGTTAGCAGTTGCGATTTTGTCTGTCATATAGTTATCCACTCATTAACGCCGAGCGATGGCGATAAGCGGATTATAACACACTAGTTTACAACTGATCTGAATGACGTTTCTTGAGGGCTTCCCAGTTCACAAACTGGAGGATTTGGTCATACGTAATGATGCGACCGGATACCTGCTGGATAGTGTCACTGGATGCTTCGTGCATTTCGCTGATTGTCTCCTCACGTAGGTCGTGAATAGTCTTAATGAACCGAGCAAAGGTTTCGTGATTGTGCAGGGCCTGTAGATCTTCTTGGATATTCATATTATTGTGCTAGTGAGCGCATTAAACTAACTGTACGTGGACCGCGATTCTTCACATCCTTGTACCATTCACTGTCAACCATTTCATCTGCCGCCTTGTTGTAGTCATTGGCTTGTAGTCCTTTACTCATCTTTTTGAACTTCTTGAGCTTAGTAAGACCAAGGTTGAATGACATATCTACAATGGCTTTCTTGGCTGGTTCAGGGCGACTTGCAAACTTAGGATCGAACTTCACGGCATCATTGAATGCTTGAGTCAAGCTACGGTTGTATAGTCTCTTGATCTCGGAGTCACTGAGTTCCTTGCCTTTAAAGATCTCATTGATATCCATACCTTCTTCCTTAAGGATCTTTCGATTCATCGGTTCCTCTAGGTTGAAGCCTATCCCGATGGTTCGCTTGCCCTTGCTGTCCTTGTAGACCTTTGGCTTGTAGCCTTCATTCTCGACCATCATAGCAAAGTATTCCTTTGCTCGCTTGTCCTTGACTCGACTGATTGCGTACTCTCTAGGTGTCATTATAGGTTCTGTGTATCGATATCTCCCATTTGTGCAGGTGCTGTACCTACGCGACCAATCTGAGCATTTTGTGCTTGCTGCATTTGGAAGGTGTACTGACCTGCGTACTTCTGCAATCGAGCTGCAAAGGCTTCGTCCGTCTGAGCACGTTGTGCAACATCGGGCTGCTGAGTGTACTGCTGGATAACCTGCAATGCAATCTGAGCACCTGCTGGACGTGCTGGCATCTCGATGCCTGCGAAGATCTTGGATAGATCATCTGTGACCTGCTTTACTACTTCCTGCTGTGCTGTCTCAACTGGCTGAAGAACTGCGTCAGCCATAACTGGATCGATGCTTGTGGCAATAACATCCAGGAGGGCATCTACGTTCAGGCGATTGTTAGAGTTAAGCTGGTTCAGTGCTACGAACTGCTGTGTCTTTGCTTCCACTGTCTGTGGGTCAGTGTTCTGCACATCGAAGTTAATCATAATGTCAAAGTTCTCATCAGCGTTCCCCTTGTCAAATGTCTGAGGATCAGGGATACCGGTTACACGGAAGAAGATCTCGTCGGGTCCAAAGCGTTGGAAGCACTTGAATGCCATACGCAGAACCTCTGCCGTGTGGCTAAGGAACTTATCAACTAGGAACTGCTTGCGGATTTGGCTAATGCTGCCCTCTTCATCCAGTCCAACTAGGCGATCAGCTAGATCCAGCAGTGTGGATTCCATTTCAATCGATCCAGTAGGTGGTGGAGGTGTAGGAGCAAAGTCCAAATCACCCTTACGGCGATAAGGAATCATACGACCTGGACCCCAATCAGTAGGTGCTTGACCAACTGGATGCAGGATGGGAGGCAGGGTAGCTAGGCTGTTGCGGTCAACTCTGGAGTCCCGCTCAACCTTTACTTGGTTCTGTAAGCCACGCAGCAATGATGGCACTGTCAAAGTATCATATAGTCGCTTGCTGTCCTCGGATAGCTTGGTTACTACAACTGGGTAGTCCTCGTATCCATTGAGTAATTCAAACTTAGCGTATCCCTGTGTCACATCGTCACCATCGAACTCACGGTGGAATACTGTGCAGTAAATACCTTCTGCGCTGTCCTCTTCGTCAACTAGACGCTGGTATCCGTAGCAGATCTCAATGAGTTCCTGCGCTTCGTACGCATTGTCAGTAAGGCTGATACTACGACCGCCTTCCTGCTCGCGCTCAATTGAGTCAATATTAACGCCGCGATATTTATCAATGACGTGGTCAACAAAGTCCTGATCCCATCCATCTGTGATTACCTTGTTCTCTAGTTCTTGTGGGGTGTAGTAAGTACGCCAGAAGCAGTAAGGTGAACGCTGTGGGTCAGTTACGTACGGAGGGAAGAAGAAGTCCCCATCGGGGGCTAGTGTCTTGACATCGGGTGCATTGACCTGTCGGCGTACGATTGGCAACTCAGCTACGCCATCCTTACGTAGTTCCTTGATTGCTTTCTTGGCTCGCTTCTTGGTTGTTCCTTCAAAAGTAGCTTGTAGCAAGGCGATGAGTTCTTCGTCATCGTTCCCGTCCTGGATAGCGACTGCTACCTCCGGGCTGACTTGTGCAATCTGATTAAGGTCAAGTTCCTGTAGGAACCGTCGATCCTCACGTTGCCATCCGACATACGTGATCAGTATGCCTCGCTCAAGCAAATAGTTAGCACCGAGTTCCATCTCTCGGTAAAATCGTGGAATATAGCCCGAACTGACCATCCATTTAAGGAAACCAGATACTACTCGGCTGCGTCCAATATCACCACTCTCAACGGGGAATGCTCGTACATTAGCCCGATTCAGCGATGCCATAAACAAAGATACTAGTCGAGTAATGCGCTCGTCAATGACGTGGCACTCCATATCGGATGATCCCTCCCAAGGGAATGCATCAGCACCGTGCTTGCGGTGATCGCGGCTCTTGCCGGGCCACCAGTTACGGCGGTCATCGTAGCTAGTACGGCAGAGGTCAAAGTAGGACTCCAGTTCCGTTACCGTCTGGTCGTAAGCGTAACGTAGGGTCTTAATGTCGGGTTCATCCTGGACGTATGTCAAGGAGTCAGAAATTGAATCATTCAGCATCTTGCGAGTGTAGGCGTTTTTGTATGGATTTTAATAGTCGAATCGTATAAGTCGATGATACGCCTATTGTATCACATAGGTCAGCATTAGTCATCTGTACTCCGGATTCGTGTAATACGTGCCTACGAAGTATCTCCCAGCTTGCTAATCTGTCGGACTGCTCCCTGCACCAGTTACGGTCAGTAGTAATATCTTCAGTGGGTTCACTCACAATGTATTCATTTTGCATAGCGGTAGCTGACACCTCCCTTGTCCTCAATTGCCTCGAAGGTAATGACCTTGCCGATCATACGACCCTTGTATCGGCTTGGGACCAATACTGGTACACGTTTACTAATCTCCTTGCTGTACACGTAGTTGTACCGTGGGTTCGGGCATTCCTTGAGGACCTTGCCCTTGAAGTGCTTAGGTATGATTTCATCGATCATAAAGGAACCCTCAAGTATCTCAGTACCTTCCTCGGTTACCCAAGTGTTCTTACCTCGACCAGTTAGTGAACCCTCTGGTAGCTTCTCAAGCGCAATGCGCATAGCTTCCTCGAACTCAACCTCTTGTTCTTTTGCGATTTGTATTAGTTTCTTCTTAGGCATTAGTATCCTCCTTTACCTCTGTTGGTAGTTTGCATTTCATTGGATGAAAAGAAATCAGGCCCTTCTCCGCCGTTCGACATTCTCAAATATCGAATAACGTCAAAGAAATCCTTCAGTGGCTCGTCACTTTTCCCCGCTGAGTTGTAGTTAATAAGGCTGTCGATAAGGTTACCGCAGTCC